TGTCTTTTCCACCAATTTTTTCAATATCAATCTTCTTAACTTTTTGATTTTTGTTTTTCAATATTTTTAATGCAGCTTTACAAAATGGACACCAAGTGTAATGATACACCAACCAAGTCATTTATATAATTACTTAATAAAAGTTTTCTGTGCGATAAATTTTAGCCTCATATTGATTATCTTTACCAAAGACTGAAACCAATTCACCACCATAGAGTTCATTACAACCAACATGTTGGTCATCACAATCACGACCGTTAATAACAAGGGGTAAAGACATCATAGCATTTGAACCCAAGGAACCATTGTCTGTGGCATAATACATATAACTGTCCCGACGATAAGGTGTTTCTTTTCCAAACAATGGAAGACTGTCCTTTGTTACTGGATCGTGGAGAATACCAACTTGTTGAACTTGACCTGGTTTATAATGTTTCAATGGGGGTCCACGGAACTCTGGTGTATTCCTAGTATCTGGTCTATCCTTTGTAAAACCTGGTTCAAACCTTGGTCTTGGTTCCTGAGATTGAATTGGCATTGGAACTAATTTTATAGTTTCTCTTGTAAAGTTTCTAGTCATATATATAATTGCTGACAATGCAACAACCAAAATGAAAATAAGTACAATTATGGCAAGTTGTTGTTTATCACTCTTATTCATTTACGTTATATAAAGAAAATAATTGATCTTTAAGTAGGTATGAAAATATTAGGCATAGATATAGGATATCATAATTTAGCCCTAGTTCTAGCTGAATGTAGTAAAACTGATATTATTGAAATTATTGATTGTAAAAAGATTTCTTTGGGAGATTATAAATATATTAAATCTAATGACATTGTTGATTTAGTTCCATTGATGATTGATGACCATAAATTTTTTTTCCAAGAGGCGGAACAAATTGTTATAGAAAGACAACCACCTGGTGGTTTTACTAATGTTGAGTGTCTTATTAATTATATTACTCGTCCCAAATCATTATTGGTTTCACCTAATGCAATGCATGCGTATTTTGGGTTGGGACATCTAAGTTATGAAAATAGAAAAGAGTACACAGAAAAAATTGCATATCCATATTTGAAAGATAATTATTATTACAATAAATTAGACAGAAAGCATGATATAGCAGATGCAATTTGTCTCATTTTGTTTCAAAATAATAAAAATACAATGGAATTCAAAAGAAATGAATTAGTTGAAAGATCAGTTTTCAGTGAATTCCTTTACACTAAATCGACCCAATCTCCACTGAGTGAACAACCACAAAAGGAAAAATATAGTTTTAATTAAATCCTTTGATTTGTTATCATCAATTTTGTAAATTGGACTAATTATTTGCGAAGTAAAAGTTTGTGAAGGTTCTTTTCCAAATATTTTAGCTTCCAATTGTGTTAAAGCACAAGTATCATCATTCATCATCCAGTGGAAAAATATAATAACCATCAAAATTGAATATGCCCTTAATTCTCTCGCCTGTCCCACAAAGGGTATTAATATTCCTATAAGAAGTATTATTAGATGAACGAAGAAAATAATGTTCATTTAATATAACTCAGAAAAGAATGGAGCAAGAAAAAAAAGTTGCCGCCCGAACAAAGGAGTGGTACAAGGCGCAAGAAAATATATTGCGTGTTTGGGGTGAAGCTGCAGCTTGTTATAGGTTCATGAACTACAGGGCTTTCCTCATGTATAAAAAATCCTCAATGCGTTTTACGTTACCTGTTATTATTTTATCAACTATCACAGGGACGGCAAATTTCGCTCAAGAACAATTTCCCGAGAGTATTAGGCCCATGGTTCCATCTATTATAGGTGGTATGAACCTCATCGCGGGTCTCATTGCCACTATTATGCAGTTTCTGAAGATTAACGAATTGATGGAAAGTCATCGCGTTGCTTCACAATCTTATGGTAAATTGTCAAGAACCATTCGTTTGGAATTAGCTTTGCCATTGAGTGAGCGTTCCATGGATGGTCGTGACATGGTAGATTTGATGCGCGCGGAATATGACCGTTTGATAGAACAATCTCCACCAATCCCAACACCCATCTTAGATGAATTCGAGAAGGAATTCAAAAATTCCAAGATTTTCAAACCAGAGATTATGCATATCCAACCAATTGAACCATACAAAGCTATTTTGGAAACTTCCATGAAAGCTAAGGAAATATTTAGTGAAAGCAAAATGAAAGATGATATCACCCGTTCAATGGGGGGTGAGTTGAGAAAGCGGACAGGATTGAAGATGCCCCAATTGGCACCAGCTTCTAACCAGGGAAAATCGGTCAAAGAAGAATTAGAAGATTTGAAGAAAACAGGGGTTGTTTCTCTTCAAAGCAAGGTGATGCAGGACTTTAAAGCAAAGACTGAAAGAATGTCTGGAGTAGAACTTTCTGAGATTGTGACTGAAGATCCACAAGTCCCAGTTGAGGAAACATCAGTTCCTGTTGAGGATACACCATCTGAACCAGTTACTGAAGAATCCCCCAAAGAAGATTAAGAATATAGATAAGTAGAATTAATAATATAATATTGAATGCAACAAAACACGCGAGGTATGGGGCTAATTTCCTTCTTAAAGGTTTAAGAACTTTATCATTTAAAGAGTCACTCTTTAACGCCATATCTATTGCCTGATTTGTGATTTCATCCATGGATCGGTTCATTAAAATAACATCCGATAAAAAAATGCCACAAAATGCTCTGCATTCCAAGGAAAGAGAAAAGTTAGAACAATTAGTAAAGGAAAATAAAAATGTATTTGTAAGTGGAGCACCTGGTGTTGGTAAAACACATTTAATTAAAAGTGTTTTAGAAGGAACAAAGTATTTTGATTTAGATTCACATACCACTCGATTTTATTATTTATGTAGAGATGGTGTTTCACATATATTTATAGATAATTACGAAGACGATATATCTTTTAAAAAAATAGTTGATGAGGTTAGTGAGGGTCATAGGAAGACAAATGGAGCATTTATTGTGGAATCTCAGAAATTTCATTTGTTTCCAAACTTTGAAAATATTACATTAAATAAATTAAGTGTTGAGGAACTATTATCTCTTACCGATAAAACAAAAGATTATACGGATATAGCAACAAAATGCGATGGAAATATCAGAGATTTCATGACATACAAGGATTTTTTACAATATGAAAAAGATAAATTCTTTACGACAAAAGAATATATAACAGATGTTTTGTGTGGTTTACACAAGATTAACACAAGAGATGTTTTACAAGAACATGGAAATTTCTGGTCTACAATTCATGAAAATTATTTAGAATCAGATGGTTGTGTAATGAATAAGGTAATGAATTCCTTATCATTCGCGGATTCTTACGACAATTCAATATATGATGGTAATTGGGATTCGATGAAATTTTTTGTTAATGAAGTTGTTTCAATTCCTAAATTTTATTTTGGTAAGGGACTTGAAAAGGATAAAATAAGACCTGGGAGTTCCTGGTCTAAAGCGGGAAATCAAAAGATGCGAAGAAGAAAGATTGCCGAGATATTACAAAAGGGACCACCAGCTATGCATAAAGAACATTTACACGTATTGAAACTGTATGCTCAAAATGGAAATATAGATATACTAAAAGAATATAATATTACACCTCAAGATTTTGATATTATAAACCATATATGTATTCAAAATAAATTAAAGCAGAGGGACGTCAATAACATTAAGAAATGTCTGAGGAATTAGAAGAAACAACTGTTCTAGAACCAAAAGTTGTTGGAAATGAAATTTTGTTTTTTAGTGACATCACCGAAGAATCCATTTTAGATTTCTTGGAGGCATTCAAAAAACTTGAAAATGAAACATTGAAAAAGTATGTAGATAATCCATGTTCCAAACCATGTATTAAAGTTGTTATCAATAGTGGTGGTGGCGATTTATTTTCTGGAATCGCAGCAATGAATATTATTGAAAAATCAAGGGTCGATGTAATTACTGAAGTTCAAGGAAGTTGTTGTAGCGCTGCGACTTTCCTTCTACTCGCGGGTCATAAGAGACGAATGGGTAAAGATGCTTTCATTTTGATTCACCAAATAACAACGGGACAGTTTTGGGGGAAGTTCCAAGAACTCAAGGCTGAGTGTAAAAATTATTCTAAATTTATGAAGAGAATTGAAACAGTTTATCGTTCAAAAACTGAAATACCCGATAAACTATTTAAGAAGATGATGAAGAAGGATGTATTTTTGGACTCTGCTGAATGTCTCAAACATGGTATAGTTCACGAGATTGCTTAACTGTTACATATCTTTTATAGAGATACATAGCCATAATTATAATAACAATAACACTAACTGTATTTAAATCAAATTTTATATCCCTGGGTGGGGGTTGAAGTCTCTTCATTCTTTCGTAATCAACAACCGCGAATGTCATTATTAAAGAGTAGAGAATATAATTTACCAAAATGAACCGAATTGCTGTGGACATCGATGAGACCCTTCTTCACTTTCTTCCAAATATGGCAAAGTACCACAAGATGGAACTGCCACCCAAAAGATTTCGATATGTCTACAGAAATATTTTTGATATAACCGAGGCTCGGTCAAAGAGAATGGTTATTGATTTTTATAATTCCCAAGAGTTTCACGATTTGGAACCAATGAAGGGTTCCCAAGAAAAACTATTGGAATTAAAGAAAAAATGTAAAAAACTTTATATCGTTTCGGGGAGACAATATTATGTAAGACAAAGAACCGAAGATTGGATTGAAAAACATTATCCTGGTATTTTTGATGATGTTGTATTGACAAACAGTTATACGATACATGAAGTTTCTAAAGTTGATATTTTCCGTTCTCTAAATATTGATACCGTGGTTGATGATGATTCCATGGTATGTTTAGAAAGTGCAAGATCTGGTATAAAAGCATATAATTTTACAAATGACCCTGTTTATCCCTGGTATGAAGAATATGAATATGCTGACTTTTCATTAAAGAGTTGGGATGACATTGAAATTGTATAAAGGTTTAGTTTGTAATGAAAATATATACAAATTGAAATGTCTCACGCTGTTATTGGTTCGGATTTGATTGCCAGGCAAGTCCTGTTTAAAATGAATAGACAGAACAAAGTTCCTTTTATCCCTGCAAATAGAAACCCAAACTTAACCAAATATGTGAAAAACATGGAAAAACCTAGAACTATCGTATCAACCGAAGATTCAAGTTTGTATCTCCAAAACATGACTACAAACCTCCAAAAGGGAGATATTTTTATTGACCTTTCACCCGAATATTACAAAAATATTCGTTTCAAGGAAGACATTTTCAAACAAAGAAAAATTAAGTATATCTCTGGTGCAGTATCTGACGCCCATGCTGTTTTTAGTGGAAACAGGGATGTCTATAACAACGAACTCCCCTTTTTATCTGATGCGTTTCACACATGTACTTATGTGGGTGAAAAAGCAGAAATATCTCAATATATAATGATGGTTCAAAACGCAATGAACGATACAATGATCCAAGGTCTTCATGATGTATTTTCTTATGGAAGTTATGAAACAAGTAAAATGATTAATTTTATCCAAAGTTGTCATGGTTCTGATATTGATGGTAGAGTTTTGAGAACTTTCAATTTCGCTACTCAAATGATTAAGGACCCGAGATTTAGGGAGTTTTCTTTTGAATCTAAAATTCCGTGTCCCGTCATTAATTCTTCTAACGAATTTGCGGATTTCGTGAATTACAGAAAATATATTTCAATGCAGACTTCAAATAATTTACACTATAACGAGCAGGTTGCGAGAAACGCACTTCGTTTCGTCTTTGCCACCGTTATACTGGAAGGGATTAGTGTTCTTCAAAGCAAGCCTATCCAAATTAAGCAAGCATATAATTATTTATCAATGGGTTCATCTATTAGGTGTGATATGTTTAGAAAGAACCAACTTCAACTTTATGATATCTTGAGTGAGACAGAACACGATACTCGTATGTTTTTGATGCAGTGTGTTTCTGCAAGCATTCCATGCCCCGCTATTCAAGCGGCTCTGAACCAACACGACAGTATGAAATACTACCCTGTTGAACTTATTTAAAAGTTGCACGACACCATATTTCATTTATGTTTCCGAAAGGTGAATATTCAAATAATAAATGCAATAAAAAACCAACAAGGAAACTAGAAAGCTCAATAGATGCACCAGCAAGTGTTAGAATGTAATACGCAACATAACTCAATAAACCAACAATTATCGCCTCTGGAAAAACTGTAGTTATAGCTCGTCCCATTTACTATCGAACAATATTATTTTTTAATATTATTTTAGAATTGAGTTAAAAATGTCTTTCGTTTTTTTTCTTTTTTTAGTAGCCTTGGAACTAAGATATCTCTTACACTTTTCTAATTGTTTCCTTTTATCATAACTTAGTGTATTATTTTTCAAAGCTTGTTTAACCTTACCCTGATATTCAACTATTTTATTAAGACTTAAATCATTACCATATTGGGATAGTATATCTTTTACTAAATTGGTCATCTAAAATGTAATAATATTATTTTCTTTGAACCCAATCACGTATGAATTTAACATAATCTGTCATTGAATGGTCTGAAATACCTTCAGTTATTCTAAGAGGATTCATACACATACTTGCTAGACCAATTCTAAATTGTTTAAATTTATTTGGATTTTTTATAATTTTTCCATTCTTATCAAT